GCGGAATCTTCTACCAGAGGGTGTGCTACTACCCGTTTACGTGTTTCCACGACGTCTAGCATTATTGACGATTAACCCTTCCAGGTTTGTGTCCCTCGACCGGGATTGTGAGAATTCATTGGGAGTTACTTGAAGATGACTATTGTCAGGCTGGAGGTTGAATTCCTTACGCAGATGGGCTGTCTGGAAATTCACCATGAGGGAGACAAACAGTGGCATCCTTCCATGTTGAGTTGATCTACTAGCGGCTCTTTGCGCTCCTACGTCTCTTTTGACGATTCTCGGACACTAGCTAACGTCGGCAGGGATTATCCTCACCTAACGGACCCCCAACACATTGGGATACATGAATGCCTTTGCAATGGCTTCAATAAAAGGGGCATAATTCAATGCTTCATTCCTTCATTCATAGACATGATCGAGTCAGAGAGTGAAAATACATGTTATTATGGGTTGTTGTCGTGCAGATTATTTTTATGGCCAGTCTAGTTCAATGCCTCAATCACCAAGATGTTTCCTGCTCGGACATCTGCTGGTGATGTTGCGTCACTATCTTTGATTTGCCATGACAGTGTATCACCGTCATCGCACTCAACTACTGCTACCATTTGCCATGTTATCGCATCGTCACCTGATGCGACTGAACAATAAAACGTTGAATGGAAATTATCCACTGCAACAGAATTCTTGAGCAGTTGGGCAACACAGGAATGCACGTTGTCAACAGTGTCGTTCGTAAGATATAACTCACAGTTGAATGTTAACTTATACATTCCTCTTGGCATGGTTAGAAGATTTGCGGAGTACGTTTCACCTAGTCCTCCAGCTTCAGCAGGATCGTCGAAATCGATCGCATCATAAGTCGATGATCCAGTGAGAGTTTGTCCAGAGGCTCGGCGAACGGACAGTTGGTGCGGGGCAAAATCTGATGTTCCGCTGAGATGGTAATTGTAAAACTTAATGGTGTAGTGAACTTCTATCACACCATATTGAGTACCAGCTCCAGCATCAGAAGCTCCTTCAGCAGTGATGATGAACATTCCAGGATCAAACAAGGTTAAATGATCTTTTACGGCGCCTGATCGGACTAGTCGCCGTCCCCTAAGCATCTGAAGGGGAACATGGAGTGTTGCAGGTTTATAGATTGAATTTGCAGTCGAACATTCATAGGCCATAATTTCGGCCAAATCGGTTGGTTCACGGGCATTGGGATTTGGATCAAAGGCCATCACTAACATACCTGGGGTAGCTGTGATAGCAGTGGTTGGTCGCCACCTGAATTCCAACCTAGTGAATTCATAGTGATCAAATCTCTTAGATTGAAGAGCCAAACTTGGGAAATTATCTTCAATACCTGGATTAACATCAAGCCCGACAAGAGAACTACTAAAAGTAGTGTGTGTAGTCGGAGTTGAGAGGATATCTGCTCCAAGCATTGGTTTGTTCGCTGCCTGCGCCATCGTCTTCGATAACGAGACGTTGTACGAGACTGGGTTGTTTTGATTAAATTGTGTAGGCCTGTTATTACGCCGGCTATTGCGCTGATTATTGATATTAGAAAGGGAGTGGTTTAGAAAGTAACGGACCCCTCAGTCCAGGAACTCTCGATCGCCCACAGAGCCAAACCTATTGATTGATCTCTCAATTTTAAAGCGGGCACTCGGCTCTGCACCCTGGAGTAAATACTCCTCCCACTACTATCCAAAGCGTCCATTTCAAGAACTAAGGGCGCATTGTTCAATAATGTCGTAACCAATGGATAGCTTGCGCGGTTCACGTCTTCCTTGCGGCGGAGCCCGAACTTCCGGGGCTCAACGGGTAAATATGTATGTGTGTGTGTGTATGTGAGTGAATTTATTGTATTTTCCTCATTTTCTGTTCTGGTGGACATAAGTGTTGAATGGAATCGATGACCCTGAAAGGTTCATCGACGGGTTGCGAATAAACTGGATCTGGGAGTTGATCATAATACTCCTCTAGAAATACTTGTTCTTCAGGTGTGACATCAAATGCCAAGTAGAATGAAATCCGCTCTGCTAAACTGGGTTCACGCTGCTTAGTCTGCATCTTGTCTACAAGTTCTTGCCTGAATTTATAGTAATAATCTCCTTGTGATGGAATCCATGGTGTCGCTCCTCTACCCAACCATTGGTAGAAACTTTGATAGAGCGGTAAACCACCTGATAAGGCTAATCCACAACCAGCAATTGCTCCAACTTGTTTCTCATAGACTTTGCGTGTTGACAAATCCTTTGTTGAAATCAAATCAGAATACAATCTTTTCGTTGGTCGTGGTACCAAGCGGTAACCATGATCATCAGACCACACCGGTCTCGATTGACAAAATTCGACACGTTCCAATTCGGTGTAAATTCCATCGTATTCCATAGAGAGTCCCATTTCCAAAAACCAATCCTGCAATCCATCGCGAAACTGTGTTAAATTCCTTTCATCCATGATGATAACACAATCATCTCCATCGTTCAGTAGCTTCACCTTATCCGACATACCCTTGTGATCAAAATAAGAGTACATCAAGGCGCACATGATAATAACGTTTCCAAGGCTGGTATTCATGTCTCCAGACATCCTACAACCACTTACTTTGTAAGATATCTTCCCATCTTTTCCATGATAGGAACCCTTGTTACATAGTTGTTGCCGAAGAAGGGTCGCGAGTTTTGGCAAATCTTCACCTTCACCGTTCACGAATGAGTGGTACACACCATGCTCGAATTCCAGAAGCAACCGGTTGATATGTTGATCAAACCGGCTAGCATCAAGTCCTACTGCTACTGGATTATCGAACGAATTCCACATATTCGCTATCACGTTCCCTCTTTCCACCATGTTCATGCCTTTGGCCACTGTACGGTGCTCGTCCGTTGGATCAAACACTTTATCAATTGCACAGAAAATCTCATGTTCAATGTGCTTCAAATACCTTCCTAACTTGACATTAAATCTTGGGGATCTTGGTTGAATGGCACGAGGAGCCCCGCCAGGCTTCCTGTACTCATCCTTTGTAAAAACCTTCACCCAACAGTCACGCTCCTCCAGAGGTCGATCCTTCAGAGATTCCACGGCAGCTTCGTAACAACGTCGCTTAGCCCCACCGTAAAACGCGAGAAATTCCTCATCGCTAATCGGGTTGACTTTGCCCACATTGATCGCAACTTGCTCAAGTCCTTCGCGGAATTTGTGCAATCTGTTTCTTATCTTTGAACGCGCAGCACTATAAGGTTTGTCGTCATTAACCACGGATTCGTGTTCCCATGGTTTCGGACATCGCTTGAAGCCTCCTTTTCCATCTTTCACAAAGAAGACTCTCTCAAGTATTGCGTGTTTGACTGATTCAATATCATTGTTTGGTATATCCCAATCAGGGCCATTACTTCCATTGACCCTGTAGTACTTGCGGGGTTTCCCCCGACTTCCCTGCCTGGTTGCTTTGACTTGGAATTTCTCACCTCCACTAATTTCAAAGATCTGATCTTCTGTAACCTTTGAACTAGAAGTGGTTCCAGTCATTGCTCCCAAGCAGCCCTAGCAAGACGGAGCTTCTTCAGCCCATGAGGACCGAAGAGCTCTGGCTCGTCGGAGTTGACGGTCGCTGTAGATATCAAGAACATCAATCTCATCATCATTCGGTAACCAATACATTCTTGAAGCATGCATGGCAATCAAATATTGATCATGTGATCTCAAATCCTTGAACATCTTGTCCCCGTCTCTCTTCAGAGCCTCGACCCGGCGTGCAGCATCCACTTCGACGACTTTACGGTTTGATCGATTATCCTTCATCATACCGTGTCTCAGTTTGAGTGCTGACGCGATTTCACCTGCTAGTACAGGAATCCGGGATGGCTTCTTATGCGCACACGCCAACTTATAGTTCATTCGACGTTGCTTTCGCGACACTTTGACCTCGCTCATCCCAGACCGACCACCGGATTTGGCCGTTTCTTCTTCTTGTAACCTAACCTCCTCTGCCATGAGCTCACCATTCATGACAGCCCGAACCACGTCCACCGTTTTCTCGCGTTTCGGGGGTTTCACAAGCCATGCAGCAAAACATAGACTCGTGCCAACCAGAGTCGGGAAAATGTCTGAAGACGGACTATTCCCTAAAAACAATTGCCCTGAGGCTGCCAAACCTCGGGCTAATTGCCTACGTGCCTTCACAGTTATGGGGTCACTGGAGCGAGTCACTACACCGGTTACGTTCCGCGAATACTCCGTAGAGCATCGTTTTCCGTCCTTAGCATAGATCTCCTTCACCAATGTTGCCTCCACAAGTGTGTTAGCGGGTTCACCTTCGATGTTGCCCACATCTTGGGTGCCAGAGGTTCCAATTCGGTTAACTGTT